CCCAATGCAACAGACCATGTTGTAAATGGTGATGTTCTGGACATTATCAAGGTCATGGAAGTCAAGTCTGGTAGCAAAACGCTGTTCTACAGTATCCAAGTGAGAGACTAAGATGGCTATTCAAGGCAGAGGTCAAGGTGTATCTCTTACCCAACTTATCCGTGGTATCGAAAGAGACTTGGTGGAAGTTAGGACGCTCTTTCTTAAGAACGTAGCGAGTGAGATTGTTGACGAATCTCCTGTTGACACTGGCACATACGTAATGGGTCACAATGTCTCTGCCAAATCCTCTGCTGGTCAATTCACTGGACAATCTGTGTACATCGGACCCCGTGGTGCAGACAAGGCTTCGATGCAAAACGCTGCCCGTACTAAGATGTTCTCTGAGATTGACGCTTTACCAGATAATCAAACTGTAGTCAACATCAGTAACGCTGTCGGCCATGCTCAGATCGTTGAGTATAAACACAAACCTGTTTACAGCATTGCGAGAAATAACGCAAGCCAACATCTGCAAAAAGCGATACAAACTGTAAGGGCTACACGATGACAATCATCAATGACATTCGTGCTTGTCTAGACACGCATTTGACAAACACTCCCGGTCTTCCTACGATTGCTAGGCAGAACGTTCCTTTCAAACCAACCAACGGCGTACCGTATGTTCAAGCGACACTTGTTCCAACCTCTCGTCGTCCTGCTGTTAGAGGTCTTAATCCGCAGCAAAGGTATGAAGGTCTGTATACCATCCTGATTGCTACTCCCGAAGGTCTAGGTTCTGGTGCTGGTTACGACTACGCTGACCTTCTGTTGGATAGGTTCAATTCGACTACAGACATTTCTCACACTATCTCTGGTTCAACAACGATTGTGTCTGTTGACTACTCTGAGGTCAGAGCGAGTTTCCTCGACTCACCTTTCTACTACACACCCGTTACCGTCTCTTGGTACATTTACCGATAAAGGAAACTAACTATGCCCTTCTCCCAAGGTAGCCGTTCTGGCCTCTCGTATGTTGCTGAAACAACTTTTGGCACTACTCCCGGCACTCCGTCGCTGATCCAACTGCCGTTTACGACACACTCCCTTGATCTGACTAAAGATCGTGTGACAGGTAACGACATTCAACCTGACCGTATGCCTCGCGTTGATCGTCATGGCAACCGTACTGTGTCTGGTGATATTGTTGCTGACCTTCGCAAAGCTGACTATGACCCGTTCTTTGAATCGGCCTTCATGAATACCTTCTCGACCAACGTGTTGAAGATTGGTTCTACTCCGAAGTCCTTCTCCATTGAAGATGCTGCTACAGACATTGCTCAGTTCCGCTTGTTTACAGGTGCTACTGTTTCTTCGATGGCTGTTTCGATCCGTCCGAACCAAATGGTTACTGGCACGTTCAGCATGATCGGTAAGAACATGACGATTTCTGGTACGTCTGTTGATGCGGTTAAGACTGCGGCTTCGACCAACCAACCGTTTGACGCTTACTCTGGTACGCTCAAGATTGCTGATGCTGGTGGTGTTCTGGCTTCTTCGGCTATCGTGACAGGCTTCGACTTCACCCTGAATAACGCTCTTGCTCCCACGTTTGTTGTTGGTTCTAACACGACCCCGCAACTGGAATATGGCATGGCGACAGTTGAAGGTACGATCACTGCCTACTTTGAAGATGCTGCCCTGATTAACCGCTTCCTCAATGAAACCCAGACCGCTCTGGAAGTTTCGGTTGACGATCCTACAGGTTCTTCGGACTACACCTTCCTGTTCCCGCGAGTGAAGATTAACGGTGCTTCGGTTCCTGTTGACAATCCGACTTCGCGTATCATCACTTTGCCGTTTGTTGCCCTGTTTGATACGACAGAAGCTACAAACATCAAGCTTACACGCTCTGTGTAAGTAACAATCCCGCAAGGGTAGGGTGGGCTGACTTGTCGGGGGTTGGCTCACCCGCTATGATTTCCCCGATACATCCCAACATATAGGACATCCCGACAATGGACCTCTCCAAACTGATCCCGACCGACGATTGCATCACTGTTTCGATCAAGCATCCGATCACTGATGAACCCCTGACTAAAGATGATGGCAAAGAAATGACCATCACGCTTTACGCACCCCATTCGTCTGCCTACAAAGCCGTTGTGCATGAGCAGACCAACAAGCGTATCCAGAAAGCCGCTAAGGGTAAGAAAGTTACCTTCACTGCGGAAGACATTGATAGTGCTACGCTTGAACTTCTGGCAAAGACTACTAAAGAGTGGACCATCCAACTCAATGGCAAGTCTCCTAAATTCTCGTATGATGAAGCTTTCGATCTGTACGGTAAACTCCCGTGGCTCAAGCAACAACTCCTTGAAGCACAGGAGGATTATGGTGCTTTTTTGAAAGCCTAATCCTTGACCTAGAGGAATATGCAGAGTTTGAGTTTAAACTCTCTATTCCTGACAAAGACGGTGTGACTGAAAAGCAACACTTACTTGAAGTAGAAAGGCAGTCTGGACGTACTCCAAAGGCTCTACAGGGACCAGACTTCCCTGAGTTGATGGAACATGTCTGGACTGCTTTTTTGTTGCTAAACCAGACCCGTGGTCAAGGTATGAATGGACCTCTCCCCATCAGCTACCAAGAAATTGAGAGTTGGATGCGGATGACAAACAATAGACTTTTGCCTTGGGAAGTTGAGGCAATCAAAAGACTTGACGCAGTTTACTTGAAGGTTGTATAAGAAATGGCTGACATCGTTATCACTACAGACTTCTCCCAAGTCAATGCCTTGAACAACACCCTCAAGTCTACTGACAGCCTTTTCACAAAGGTCGTAGATAGTCTGCTTAGGGAAGAAACTAGGGCAAGACGGGTCACTAAAGCCCTTGCCAAAACTACAGAAGAAAACCTTGCTCTTATCGAAAAGGCAGAAGCCATTGTTGCTGAGAAGGTTCAAGTAGCTGCCCAGAAGCGTGAGAAAGCCCGTCAAAGGGAAGCTGAACGTGCTGAGAGGGAAGCCAAACGGATTGCTGATGCTGCTGAGAAAGCTGCTAAGGCAGAAGCCAAACTTGCACAAGAGATTGCAAGTAACCAAGCTAAAGCTGCCCAACAATCTACAGCCAACTTGAACCAACGCCTCGGCGTGACAGGTTCTTCGGCTATGAACTCTGGTGCTGGTTTTGGCGCTCTAGAGCAAGAGATTGAACGTCTTCGTCAGAAGTATGACAAGATTTACGCTTCCTCCCAACTCTATGAGACTTCTCTTGAAGAATTGAACCGTGCACATATGCTTGGTATCACCTCTATCAAACAACACGAAGCGGCTGTCGAATCTCTAAACGCTGAGTACCAAGCCTTCCAAAGCGGTGTTGCACAAGCTGGCAATAGGTTTGCTCAACACGTTAATCAAACTTCGGATGGTTTGAACAAGTTTGGGGTAGCTGCACAACAAACTGGCTATCAGGTCAGCGACTTCATCGTTCAGGTTCAAAGTGGGACAAACCCTCTTGTGGCCTTTAGTCAACAAGCTACTCAGTTGGCTGGTTTGCTTTATTTGTTGCCACCCTCTATGCAAGCGGCTACAGTCGGTTTTGCTGGTTTTAGTATCACTATGGCAACGGCTACAGCGGGTTTGACTATCCTCATTCCATTGCTGGCAATGCTTGCTATGAACTTCGTAGGTTCTGGTAAAGAGTCTGAAGAAGCTTCTAAGAAGATTGACAGGCAAGCCCAAGCCTATGAGAACCTTAAGACAAAGGTTGAAGAACTTCGTCTCGAAAGGCAAATGAGTGTTTCTGGTGCAGCGAGTCAAGATGAACAAGTTACTCTGAACGAGATTCTAGCCCTCAAAAAAGAACAGGTCGATTTGCAAAAGCAATTGAACTCTCTTGAAGGTGCAGATGTTCGAGCGGCGGGTTATGTTCTTGCGAGACAGGCAGAGAGAGACGCTATTCAAGCTAAGATTGACGAGCGTGAGATTACTATCGAAACTCTCACTGCACAAGCCACAGAGACAGAGAGGATCAACCGTCTTAACCAGACTCGTGCTAACCAAATCCTTGAAGAACTTGCTGCTAATCAACGCCTTAAGCAAGAACATGCTGCACAAGTGAAGCTGATGGGCGATCAGTTGGCTGCACAAGGCCGCATGAAAACTGCTGCTGAAACTGTACTTGAAAAATTTGGCATGATGCGTACTGTTGCTGCTGGTGTTGCTGATGAACTTGAGCGTGGCGCGTCGGCTGCTTTTGCCATTGCAAACCAAGGCTCACCTTCCCAACTTGCTTACGGTGGTCGTGGAACAGTTAGCGACAAACCTGTGATTGACCAATACGGGAACCCTGTCCCTGTGTTTTCTCAAAACCGCCCTAAGCCTCGTCCAACAGATATTGACTTTGGGTATTATCCTGATACAAAATCTGGTGGTGCTGCTCGTAGGGAAACACAATTGCGTAAGCAGATTGACCTGACTAAAGAGTTGACACAGGCTGAGAAAGATCGGCAAACTATTGTCCAATCTATCGAAGGTTCTCTTGAAAGTGGTTTCATGGCTATGGTTGAAGG